TCAGGACAGGGCAACGCTGGTGGCTCAGCAAACTCAACAGGTAATGGTTCTGGTGCTGGTGGCGGTGGTGGTGGTGCTGGTGGCACTGGCGGCAACGGCAATAGCGCAACTAACACTGGTGGTGCTGGTGGTGCGGCGAATACCAACTCTTACACAGGTAGTTCCATTTCGTATTCTGGCGGCGGTGGTGGTGGCGGTACGTCAACAGGCGGAACAGGTGGCACGAACGCTGGCAACGGTGGTTCTGGGACTGTCGGCACTAGCGCAACCGCTAATCGTGGCGGCGGTGGCGGCGGCGGCGGTGGCGTTGCTGGAACATCAGGCAACGGCGGTTCAGGTCGTGTCGTAGTTCGTTGGCTTACCGCAGACGCAACAGGTCTGAGCATCAGCGTCACAGGCACGACAACGAACGGAACTGACGGTTCTTACACTTGGTATGCGTGGGATAGCACGGGAACTCTGGTGGTGGCGTAATGGCACACTTCGCAAAGATAGAGAACGGTGTCGTGCGTGAAGTCATCGTCATCGGCAACGGTGACTGCGGCGGCGGCGACTTCCCTGAGAGTGAAGCCGCAGGTCAGGCGTTCATCGCTTCGCTAGGTCTTGCAGGCGAATGGAAGCAGACAAGTTATTCGGGAAGTTTCCGTGCCAAGTACGCTGGTATCGGTGACCGCTACGACGCAGAACTAGACCAGTTCATAACACCAGCCGTCGAACCGACGGAATAATGTGCGCCGCAGCCTACGCTGGCTAATCTTCACACCAGCCGCACTCCTCGCCCTCACCACCCCAGCCCAAGCCCAGAACTACATCACCTGGACCTGCAACAACGGGCAAACCACATGGACAATGCAACAGCCATACGCCGACTTCCAGGCTGGCTTGCGGCCCGTGTGGGCTGACTGCCTCAACTGGCAGAACGGCACACCAACCAACTACGTGTGGTCATACGGCGCATCCGTAACCACCACAACGCAAGCTGCGACAACTACCACCGAGGCACCGGCAACCACCACGATCCCGACTACGACTGTGCCTCCGACGACTACAACTGAGCCGCCAACCACCACAACTGAGCCACCAACCACCACGACTGAGCCACCGACGACCACAACCGAGGCACCCACCACCACCACGACTACTACGACTACGACGGTCTACGTGCCGCCAGCAACCACCACCTCAACCACGACGACCACCACTACAACCACAACCACGACTACAACCACCACGACGACGACTACAACCCTGCCGCCGACAACAACTACAGAAGCACCAACAACCACCGTCGAACAAACGACGACAACTCAAACCCCGACTACGACCGTTCCTCCGACGACGACAACGCTTCCCCCGACAACAACCGTTCCTGAGACAACAACGACCGAACCTCCAACGACGACGAGCAGCAGCACGACCCTTCCTCGCACAACGGTTCCTCCGACAACAACCACCCCAGAAACAACAACCACCCAAACGACACCACAAACAACAACCCCACCGCTAACCACCCAGCCAGAAACAACCTCACCACCACAGGTTACAACCGAAGCCACCCCACAACAGATAGTCGCCGCCATCCAAGAACTAGACCCCGACCAAGCCGAAGAAATCTTCGCCCAACTCGACGTAACCACCCTCGACGAAGAACAAGAAGCCGCCCTCATTGAAGCCGTACAAGCCGCCCCACAACAAGTCAGGGAAGCGTTCGAAGAACAGGTGGACATCTTCAAAGAAGGGCTGGATGACTACGTGCCAGTCGGCTCGAACATCCCCGTCGGGCAACGCAGAACCATCGTCGCCATCGGTGCGGTAGTCACCGCGGCAGGCGCATCAACTAGGATGCGGCGATAATGAAGAAGTTCCTGTCTTACGTCGCTGACCAAACCTGGACCCTCGCAGGCTCAGGACTCGTCTTGATTACCCTCTCAGGTCCTACGTTGCGTCAAGCACTCTGGCTGACAGGTGTAGCACTGGTGCTACACTCGGTCCTAACGTTCACAGGGGGCAAGGATGAATGAAGTCATGTTGAAAGCCAACGCAACCGTAGCCAAGTTCCTTGACCTCGGACAACGCCTGTTCTCCCTGTTCCTCGCCAACGCCCTACCCGCCGTCACAGGTGGCGCGGTCATCGGCGTGTCGGTCGCCAAGTCCGCCCTCCTCGCAGGATTCATGGCCGTCGTACAAGTCATCCAAAAGCTTGCCGCCGCATCCACCGACGGCGAGTTGACCAAAGAGGAAATCCAAGAAGCTTTCGGGAAGAAGTAATGCCCGACAAGTATCCGGTAGTCAAAGTCCAGCTATGTACCCACCTGAAAGGGGTCAAACCAGGTGAACTCGATCCGTCACTTCTTCGCGGCATTGAAGGCAAAGGCAAACTCCATCATTGTGCGGCTGACGCATACGAAGCGATGGATGCAGCAGCCAACGCCGAAGGAATCGACCTCTCCCCAACCAGCCAAGCCGACACGTACCGTTCGCTCGAAACCCAAGAGTACGGCTTCTACCAAAGGTACACGGACAAACCAGGGAAGAAACTCCTCAAGCAAACGCCGCGCATCTACAAAGGGAAAGTCTGGTACCTCAAAAAAGGGTTAGCGCCAATGGCGGTCCCAGGCACGAGCAACCACAACCTCGGCATCGCCATCGACATCGCCCACGCCAGCGGCAAACGCTTGGAGTGGCTGCTCAAACACGCACAGTCATTCGGCTTCTCATGGGAAGTCCAGTCCGAGCCGTGGCATTTGCGCTACGTCACGGGCGACAACGTGCCTACCCGCGTCAAAGAGTGGCTCGCAAACAAGCCGACTGAGGCATAATGGATGGGGGCTGGGCGCTCGTCTTGGCTGCCGTAGTCACGGCAGTCGGAGGCGTAATCGTCGGAGTCCTCCAGCAGTTCAAGAAAGAAAACCACGACGACCACGCCTACGTGCGCGGGGTCCTCACCATGCTGTACAAGTCCCAGAACCGTATCGAAACGAAGGTTGACAAGGTTGACGAACGGCTCACCCGCCACCTAGATTCTCATGCCTCGGAGGGGATGCTTGACAATGGGCGAACAGTTCACCAAAATGGAGTTGAAGGCACTAGCAAGATTTCTTAGGAAGGTCTACCCAGGCGTCGGGGATCAAGACGAGCTGTGGAACCTGATTGAGAAAACAGAACAACTCACGAAGGGGAAACATGGAACCATCAACCGACGGCGCACAGATCGTAAATGAGGCATACAACCTCATCACCGGTGACCGACAAAACGACTACGACCATCCGCTAGACGACTACTCGCGTACCGCCGAAATCTTCGGTGCGATAACAGGCCACTATTTGAGCGCCGAAGAAGCAGTCCTGTTCATGGTGTGCGTGAAACTCAGCCGACTGTGGAACGAACTCGAAGCAGGGTTGGATGTGCCGGACAATACGCGTGACGCCATCGGCTACCTCGGCTGCCTCAACATGATTCGTACCCGCCGAAAGAAAGACGAATCAGACATCGACCGCATCTTCAACAATCTGCGTTACCGTTTCAAGACGGGGGAATCAACGTGGGGCTGATGGATGATTTGCTGTCGGATGTCGCCGCGCCGCGCCGCACCAAGATGACCGAGATACGCGAGAAGTTGGAACCGAAAGACTTGAAAGAGTTCATCGAAGCATTGGAAACCCCGACGATCAGCCAAGCCGCGTTGCGTCGGGCGCTCGCCAAACGCGGCATCCGCATCGGAGTAGGCACCATCAGCGAACTACGCCGCGACCATTTGAGGAACAAACAATGAGCCTGAAAGACGACCTGCAAGCAGACAACGAGGCGTTGGGTAAAGCCGACCTCATCAAAGCGAGACGGGAACGCGACACCGCCACCAAAGAGCTGAGCCGTGTCCGCGAAGAACTTGACGCAGCGAACCGTGCCCTGTCCATCGTGTCCACCGTCGAGGGTGCACGCCTGGACCCGCCGAAATGGATGACCCCAACCAAACCGAAACCATCCGCAGCCACCTTGCTGCTGATGCTGTCGGACACCCACTTTGATGAGGTCGTGAACCCCGACGAAGTGGAAGGTTTGAACGCCTACAACCGTGAGATTGCCGTCATGCGGCTGCACAAGTGGGCGACGAACACGGTGAACGTGGCACGCCACTATCTCGCCGGTGTCGAGTATGACGGGGTGGTGATGATGTTGGGTGGCGACATCTTCTCTGGCGACATCCACGAAGAACTTGCGCAGACGAATGAGGATACGATGATTTCGTCGGTGCTGTTCTGGTCTGAGCAGGTGGCCGCCGCAGTCGATGTGCTGGTGTCGGAGTTCGGCAAAGTGCACGTACCTGTAGTCGTGGGTAACCACGGGCGTATGTCTCGTAAGCCGCGGATGAAACTGCGGGCGAAAACGAACTTTGATTGGCTGCTCGGCAAGATGGTGGAGAAGCATTTCGCCAAAGACAAGCGGGTCACGTTCGACATCCCTGAAGGTACGGATGCGCTGGTATCCATCTACGAATGGAACCACCTGCTATCCCACGGCGATCAGGTGTCGGGTGGTGGCGGTATCGGCGGTATCTATCCGCCGATTATGCGGATGCGTGCCAGGAAAGCGCAACGGTATTTGACCACCGGACAAGATTTCTCGACGCTGTGGATCGGGCACTGGCACCAATACCTGCCATCCCCGCACCTCGTCGTCAACGGTTCACTGAAGGGCTATGACGAGTATGCGTTCATCAACAACTTCCAATACGAGCCACCACAGCAAGCTCTCGCCGTGGTGACTCCGAAGCACAACATCACCTTCCACGCACCCATCTTCGCCGCAGACCGCAAGAAAGAACGCTGGTAATGGGCTGCCCCTGGTCGCTCGTCGCAGTCCACTGGACTGACGCGTTCGACTCCAGCAACGGCTGGATAGACATGAAGGACTACAAACCGAAACCCTGCCACGTCGTATCCGTCGGCTTCCTCTGGCCCGACATCCTCACAGGGTACGTGTCCATCACCGGCTCATACATGCCCGACGAACTCCCCGACATGGATACCGTCGGCATGGTCACCCACAT